ATCAATTAATGTACTTAGTGTTTTAATGAAGCGTGATTACTTGGCCACGCTTCTTAGCCAAACCGTTGGTGAAAATTCGACCTACTCAATAACCAAAGTTGACGGGTTCTTAATTCTTCTTTGCATCTTCTCAGCCCGCTTTCTTAACTGTTCTTCGGTAGCGGTATCATGTTCTATGACTATCCTGCCTCCGTCACTGTGCGTAATTACTGCTTTCATCGGTTCAAATCTAATTACTAACTTTGAACTATGCAAATCTTATCTAAAGTGCCCACTTACGTCTGGACGTTCATAATAGGCTTTGTCATCGCCTTACTTATTGACGGCTGCGGTACTTCCGAACCCGAAATAATCACAGTTGAGAAACTCGTCCCGAAAATTGAATACGTTGACCGCTACAAAACCGATACCGTAAGATTCGCACAGTGGACAGTTAAACATGACACGGTAACAATTAACGACAATACCATTGATGTGCGTTTAGACACGTTGTTAAAGGTGGATACGCTAAAGATTATTGATACTTGGTTGACTGAAATCGCAAAGTATGATACGACACTAGAGTTTTCAGGCGGCTTTGTTAATGTCAAGTGGCAGAACTACCAAAACCTATCTGAACATTTAGAGGTTACTTTAATGCCAAAAAAGGGGGTAAACCTTAAAAGGGTGGGTGTTTTAATGTATGCTAAAGGCGGTATTCGTTCTGACTTCAAGACAATTTATACGCCTGTTGTTGGCGGTGGATTGTTGATTGAACGGAAAAACTTTATATTTGGCGCTGACTATGGCTACTCAGGACAACATAATATTAACGGGGTGGTCGGATATAGATTGAGATGAAGAAAAAAGAAATAGAACGCAAGTATCTATCATGGCGGGGGCGTTGTGGAGCGTACGCAAAGCACAATGGAAAAGACGCTACATTAATTAGAATGAATGCAATTCGACAGGGTTATTGGTCTATGTATAGTGTCTTAATGTTTGGTGAGGTCGTACCAGAAATATGAGTCCATACTACACTAACGAACTTATCCGAGAACTGATAGACGGCTTTCTAAAGAAGAACGCTAAACTACAAGCTTCTTTGGGTACTGATTCGACAGACGAAGAAAAACTAAGAGTTAAGACCATTTGGGAAACTGATTTACTTTTAGAGATTGAAAAGCTAGACAGGGACTTCGCAAGGAAAATACACGCTCAAGATGACTGAACAAAGACCGCGATTATCGGGTAACAGATTAGCCGCCTTTCAGAACTTAACAAGGGACGAAAGGCGCGTTTTGGTTATAGGCGACCTCCACGAACCCTTCTGCCTTGACGGGTATTTGGATTTTTGCCTTGACACCTACGCAAAATACAACTGTAATCAAGTTGTTTTTATCGGTGACGTGATAGACTCGCACTTTTCCAGCTTCCATGAAACCGACCCCGATGGAATGGGCGCGGGTGATGAATTAGAGTTGGCTATCAACAAACTTTCAAGGTGGGTTAAAGCGTTTCCAGATGCTTACGTTACAACGGGCAATCATGATCGTATAATAAGTAGAAAGGCGTTCAGCGGTGGCATTCCTAAAGCATGGATAAAGACCTTCAACGAAGTTTTAAACGCTCCGAATTGGGAGTTTGTGGACAGGGTGGTAATTGATGACGTTCAATACGTACACGGTGAAGGCGGAACGGCTCATAATAAATGTAGGGCTGACATGATGTCAACCGTTCAGGGCCACTTACATACCCAATGTTATACGCAATGGTTTGTAGGTGCTAACTTTAGGGTATTCGGCACTCAAGTAGGTTGTGGGATAGACCACGACAAGTACGCTTTTGCATACGCTAAACGAGGCAAGAAACCCGCCATTGGTTGCGGTGTTGTTCTAGGGGGTAAGGTTGCAATCAACGAACTAATGGCCCTATGAACGTAATCCTAACCCTAATAGCCGTAGGTATCGCGGTTCTGTTCGTTCTGTTCACTATCCTTTGTATCATATTATTCTTTATGTATCGCGAGATCAGAGAGCTAAGAAAAACCCAAGACGTTATTTTTAACTCAGCCGCGAACTGCGAAGAATTTTTCAGCCAAGACGAATTTACGTTTTCGGCTAATTGAACGGATTTTAATACCGTATCGGGTTAATTCGGGTTAGTGCGTAGGATTTAATACCGTATCGGGTATAATTCCGTTGACTAAAAAAAACTTTTTTCAAAATAATTCAGTAAAAACTTGCGGGGTTAATTATTATCCTTAGTTTTGGATAAAATTAACACAGAGAAAACATGACAAATCAACTCACCAAAAACGAACAAGCAATGTTCCCTAAAATAATCACCGAGAGACACTTCAAAGAAGGTTCAGACATTAGAGACAAGTGGAATGAAAAGTACGCTTTTGAAACAGTTATTAATCATGAATCAGAAGAAATTGCTTTTTATGAAGGGCTGAACCACGAAGCACTTATAGTGATAGAAGTGAAGCTTCCAAATGGCGTTATTAAATAAACCAAAGGGGCAACCATAAGAACGCCCCAAAATTCAACACATGACAAACTGGCTAAAGAAAAACAAACACCGCCTATCATTCTCAGCTATTGAGAAAGAGTTAGGTATACCGCTAACGACATTAAGTAAAGCGGTAAGAGGTCAACAGTCCCTACCTGAAAAGTGGATTGAACCATTGAAACAATTTAAAAAACAACTAAAATGAGTGGATTTAAAGACGGGTACTTCTCAACAGACCCATTAAAGAATATGATTATCAGCGACATTGTAAACTCCCAAACGCGGGAAGATTACAACAAGGCCAAAGCACACGCCAAAGAAGAAGGGTTGATTGATGATGAGATTGTAGAAGCGTGGATTGACTTTAGACAAAAATTAGTATTCACAGGCGAAGGCCCATTTTAAAAACAGAACAATGAAAGAACTATACAAATCACTCGCGGCATTTCAACAAGAAATACCAACCATCCACAAAGATTCAACAGCGGGACAAGGCAAATTCCAATATCAATACACAGACCTTCCGACTATTTTTGAGGCTATTAATCCGCTAATGAAGAAACACGGTTTAGGGTTTAGCCAGATGGTCAACGGTACGCAGCTTTGCACAACCATATTCCACGTTAAATCGGGTGAATCAATCGAAGGGTGTGCAGATATACCACAGGGCGTTGAATTGCGCGGCATGAATCCTTTTCAAGCGTTAGGGTCTGCCATTACTTACATGAGGCGTTACCAACTTTCTGCTATGCTTGGATTGGTAACCGACAAAGACACAGACGCAAGCGGTACGGTGGAAAAGAAAGAAACCAAACGCGAACTGACCGAAGGCGAAAACATGGACAAGGTGGTAAAGTGGGCGCATGACGGTGATAAATCAGTAGCCGACTGCAAAAAGTACTACACCATGACCGCGAAAGTCGAAGGCGTATTAAAAGAAAAGTTAGTTGCACTTAAACAAATGGCGTGATGGAGTGGATAAGAACATACGATAGAATACCGCCAAAAAGCGGGCACTACCTCGTTTTTGCATCGGAGGTATTAAGAACAGAATCAGAAGACGTTAGCCCTTATTTAGTTGATTATTGGGATAATGACAGGGTAGGTTTTGACGAATACGAAGACGCTGAGTATTGGATGGAAATACCATTAGTAAATAAATCACTATGGGAGATAGACGTGGATAAAGCGAAAGATGTTTTAACGTACATCGCACCGAAGTAATGGGACGCACTAAAGACCTACAAATAGAGATTCGCGCAACGATGAGCGAACAAACCTTTCAAGGAATCCCAGAACACCTACGGGATGAGATGACCATCAAAGCCGTAGAGGTTACGAACTGGAAGGATGAGTATAAAAAGGACGAATATTGGACACGGCTTAATAAAGAGTTCATTGAAGCGTTAAAGGCTAGGCAGCAAAGAGAAGAAGAAATAAGGGTAGATTTGCGCAATGGATAAGGTCATTAAACAAATCAATCTTCTTAACGACCTAGTGAACGAGTATTACAACGGTAATTTGGACGGTAACAAACTGTCTAACCTACTTAAAAACATTACAGGTAATCTTTACTATCTTGAGACCGTTAGAAGCGAACAGCACAATCTTTTTGAAACCGAGGTGTTTAACCTTGTAAAAGACGGTAGCAGTGTTGCGCGGGCAATCAATGAGGCAAACGTTAAATATCCAATGATGTACCAACTCCGTAGAATTATGGACGGGGGGTACAGGATAGTTGACGCAATTAGAACTAATATTTCTTATCTTAAATCAGAACAAATTAATACACCAAATCAAACATGATAAAAGGAACAATTAAAACAATTCACCCCGTTGAACAAATCCAAGACGGGAAGTATCAAAAGCAGATATTCGCTATCTCAAACAACGAAGGGTACGAAGGTAGAGAACAAATCTTCGCCTTTGAGTTATTCGGTGATAAATGCGACCTGTTGAACGGCTACAAAGAAGGCGATGAAGTGAGCGTTGATTACAATTTAGAGTGTCGACACTGGAAAGAAGATAGATACTTCACTACATTGAAGGCTTGGCGAATCGGAAAGGCGGTAACCGAATACCAAAAGCCAGTAGAGAAAGAAGCTCAGCCAATGAGCGCGCCACCTATTCCACAAGACGATGGCCTTCCTTTCTAATGCCTAAACGCAAAAGAAAATCCATAGTCAAAGAATTAGATTCCGTCTTTTCGCAATACGTGAGAAGGCGGGATTCTAATTTGGACGGATATGTAGAGTGTGCAACTTGCGGAACGTGTAAGCCTGTTAAACAGATGCAGAATGGCCATTTTCAAAGCCGTGGTAAATACCCGACCAGATGGCACGAACACAACACAGGGCCACAGTGCGTAGGCTGTAATATGTTTAAGCAAGGCGAACAGTATAAGATGTCCAAGTACTTAGATGAAAAGTACGGTGAAGGCACAGCGGACAAGATGGTCAGGCTATCCAACACGACGGCTAAATTTTCAGATGCCGACCTACTCGAAATGATTGAACACTACAAGGAACTATTGAACGACCTTATCTAGATTCATTATAAATAAGCCCCGTAATTTGGTGGTTCGGTTTTTATCTTTAGTTTTGGATAAAATTAACACAGAGAAAACATGAATTATAGACAGAAAACGATTAATAGCATGGTATTCTTCTTAGAAAGAAAATTCGATGGAATAACCAAGCTAGACGCGATAAAAGAACTATCAGCTATTTGGTCAGTTACTCCAATTAAAGACATGGTTAAGGCTTACAACATTTACAACGAGCAATGAAACACTTTACACTACACGGCCAAGAGTTCAGCGATGACGGTGATACTATTACTTGGCACTCCGAGAACGGTGATGTTGATATAACTGAACTGGTCGCAGCGCTAAGTATTGAGAATACTTTTGCAGAAGTCGAGACAGAGGACGGCCCTGATGAAGATGAGATTTACGAGCAAAGCGTAGGGAAATGAAAATACTACACACATACGACAAGGTTAAAGAGATTCTTGAGGAACAACCTGAAACGCGGGACGACTACAATAAATTGCTGGCCGCGTATTGGTATGAAGAGAACTATAAAAACTCATTCAAAGCTGTTGATTGGTTTTTTAGAGAGTTGTCTATTGGGAACGTAACCCACCCCGAAAGCATAATGAGAACCCGCAGGAAGGTTCAACAAGACTTTCCCGAACTAAAGGGTTGCTCCAAAAAAGAAGAGGAAGAGAACGTAAAAACCGAGTTGGGGTATAAATAAAAACCGTATATTTGTAACAGTTCAGGCTGCATTTATCTGGGCTATAAATCAATCTACTATGAAGCAATTTAACGTTAGCGAAAGGAATAGACGGCTTAGGATTGGGCTGATCTTAGGGTGTTGCAGCATCCGTCCTTTCGCTTATTTTGTTTTATAATGGCTAAACGTTTTACAGATACCGATAAATGGAAGAAACCCTTTGTAAGGGGGTTAGATGCTAAGTATAAGCTTCTTTGGTTCTACATCCTTGACGATTGTGACCACGCGGGGGTTTGGATAGTAGACTTAGAGGTTGCTGGATTACGGTGTGGATTTGATTACAACGAAAAGGAAACGCTAAAAACCTTTGACGGTCAAGTAAGAAAAATTAACGGTGGCGGGTATTGGTTTGTTCAGGATTTTATAGAGTTCCAATACGGAGAACTTAACCCGTCAAACAGGGCGCATAATTCAGTTCTTAACATCTTAAAGAAATACAAGATTAAGCCCCTTACAAGCCCCTTACAAGGAGCTAAAGACAAGGTTAAAGATAAAGAGAAGGATAAAGACAAAGATAAAGAGCCACATTTTCAAAGCGAAAATCTAAACGCCACATTTTTAGAGTTCATTGAACACCGAAAACAAATGGGTGAAAAAATGACGCCACTTGCAATCACTAAAATGACGACTAAGTTGTCTAAGTTAAGCGAGCAGGTCGCGATTGCTCAACTCAATCAATCAATCGAAAACGGCTGGAAGGGTGTGTTTGAATTGAAGGTGGAGAACAAAGAAACTAAGCACCATGATTTTTCACAAATGGACTATACTAAACTGAAATGAGCTTATCAGAATACCTTACGAAACAATGGAAGCCCAAATCAATAGAGTGGGCCAATATGTCGAACGCTGATTTTGACAGTGTAAAAAAAGGCTTTGAAGATTGTGTTAAACATCTTGAGCCGAACTATAAAGAATCACACCCAGAAGTTGTGGATCAGTTGGTTTACTTTGTAATGCGGTCTGACAAGTTCAAGCAAGACCTGAACAAAGGATTTATTCTATTAGGCCCAACAGGGACAGGTAAGACACTTTTACTACAGGCGTTTCGGTTATTCATGCGCTATGTACACAAGAAAGGCTTTTCGGTTTACACAGGAATCGAGATTGAAAAGATTTACAGGGGGGATAAAGTTTCGCTTGAAAAGCTATCAATGAGTGCTGAGTACTGTTTTTTCGGGTTCGATGACTTAGGTGAAGAGCATTCGGTAGTTAAGATTTACGGAAGCGAAGTAAATGTAGGTCTAGAAACTCTAATGGATAGACACAAAGAGTTTATGAATAAAGGCTACTTAACTTTTTGCACCACAAACCTAGACCGTGACGCGCTCAAGATAAAGTACGGCCCACGGATTGACAGTAGAATTGACGAAATGTTTAACATAATCCCAGTAGTGGGTAAAGATCATAGAAGATGACAGCAATAACGAAGGAAGCGAGAGAGTTTAGGGATAAGCTGGCAGATATTCTAAACTTCAAAGATTGGAGGATAAGGGGTAAATCTGGCGACATACCCGTAAGGCGGCAAATAATGTCAGCTTTTTTATACGAGGCATACAACGGTAAGCTAAGTCTGAAAACCATAGGCAGTTTATCGGGCTATAGATCAAGGTCGCGACACACATCAGTCCTTTTCAATGTTGGTAAAGTGAAGGATGACATAGTGATTGGTGACGCAGTGACAACGCCATTGTATAGACAAGCGAGAAAGGTATTCAGAGAGTTTGAATTTAAAGCACCAATAGACAAAAAGGAAGGGTTTATTTACCTCAGTACAGCGGTCAGGCCCGAACATAAGGCAGCTATAAACAATGACGCATCAAAGGCGGGTTGTTCAGCATCCGAAGTTTTAAGGGGTATATTGGACGATCATTATTTCAAGGCGTAATGCACCTACCCAACACCCTGCGGTTAATGAGACTCTACAAAAAAGGCATTATCGAACAGATACAAGTGATCTCTAAGCACGACCAAAAAGGAAATTGGCGCGGTAAGACATCTGATTACGAGAAAGCGGTTCAGAAGCTAAGGGATGTTAACCAAGAACTAGAATATCTAGAGGCGCTGTGATTTGTTTAATCCAAAAGTTTTGATAATATTTGAGCCATGAGAGAAATACTATTTAGAGGGAAAAGGGTTGATAACGGTGAGTGGGTTGAGGGAAGCCTACAAATCGTAGGTGATCAGACGTATGTATTCCCTCCTAATGCGTGGGATAGCGTAGACACTTACGAGATTAACCCCGAAACGGTCGGCCAATTCACAGGACTGACAGATAAGAACGGAAAGAAAATATTTGAGGGGGATTTACTAGGTAACGGAAAGGCTGAGTACAGAGTCGTTTGGCACGGGTCAGGATTCTATGCAGAAAACGAGGGCGCTATTTCAGAGATTGATTTTCTAATTGAAGATTGTGGGTTTGAAATCACAGGAAACATACATGACAAATGAAACACAAACGACTAGCACGATTAAGAGGGATAAGATTCCAGAGGGCTTTTAGTAAGCTATTGATAACCGCTTGGTGTCTATGCGTTCCCTTCGTGAATTTAATGATCGAGGTGGTAAAATTGACACCTAAAGTTCCTGAGATATGAAAGAGCTAACAGACGCGCAAATGGACAGGGTTTTTATCTTGGTAATTATTCTAACTTTGCTGATATGCCTTTTTTATGTCACTCAAAGAGAACCTTGTAAACCAAGCGATAAAACACCCAAGCCTAACGAGCTACGTAAAACGACTAGCGGGCGACAATTGGGAGGACTGTTTACAGGAGCTTTGTTTAGTGATAGCTGAAAAAACAGACAAAGAATTACAGGTAATTAAACCATACTTCAACGCGTGGTGTGTGAGGGTGGTAAGAAATATGAACGGCAAGCGCGGGGTAATGGCTAAGTATCGCGGTCAGTTTACAGACGCTTACGAATTAGATCTGGTTTCATCCGAATACGTTAAAAGAGTGAGCGCGGAACAAGTGGAAGAGGATCTAAAAAAACTTACTTGGTACGAAAGAGAACTATTCAAATCCTACATGAAAGAGGGTAATTTACGTAAGGTGGCTACATCTACAAAAATTCCTTTATCAAGTGTTTGGGCAACCATTAACGATGTAATATTCAAACTCAAATGGTCACAGTCATAGGCTTAATGTTTTTCGTTGTTGGAATGTCTGAGTACATTGCGGAACTATCAAAACACTACGGGGTTAAGATAAAACCCTTTAACTGTTCCTTTTGCCTTACCTTTTGGATAGGTCTACCGATACTCAATTGGTATATTTGGGGTATACCTTACGGGCCTAAAGAGTTAATGATGTATTTGGGGTATTTATTTCTATTGAGGCAAATAGTATGGAGGCATTTGTATTAGAGAACAAAGAAACCATTGAGAGAATGGCAGCGGGTAAGTATGCAGGTAAAGTGCCTAGTCATGCGTGGCGCGATGAGTTTGAAAGGATATGCAAAAAGCACAGCCCAACTCAAGTAATTACTTGGACTTGTAATTGCGACTCAGTTAAGCGGGCGGCTAAAGTAATAGTAGCACATGAGAATTGAACAGGTCTACATGAGTGAGTGCATTGCGCACTTTCACGAGGGGTTTAGAAAGCTACACGGGCTAAGAGAGTACGACAACCCGAATGAACCATCCTTATTCGTGGGTATGTATAATATCCAAGATTTCCAAGCATTAAAGAGCCACCAAGCCCGAACGCTTGTAATGTTTTCGGGTGCTGATATGGTCAACGCTCCAATGGTTAGAAGTGAGATAGTCGCAGATAGTTACATGGCGGGGCAATTGAATACCCTTGAGAGTATCAAGATAGCTAACGTAAGTTACAGAGACTTTAGCGAATTTAAGACAGTACCGTTAGGGGAAAAGATATACTGTTATCAGAATGGAGATAGTGACGGCAACCGACACAAATACAAACGTTACCTTTTAAACAAGGTTATCGAGCGTTACGGAACGAGGGTAGTAATAGGCTACCACCCCCACACGGATGAGGAAATGCGGCAGATATACTCTGAATGTGCGATAGGCTTACAGTTTAACCCAATGGCGGGCTACACCTCCACAAAGGAACTAGCACACATGGGGCGAATGAGTTTAAGCAATAGGCCCGCGCCTTTCACTAGGAAGTTCACAGAACAAAACCTTCTAAGTGAAATAGACTACCTGCTAGAGAACACGGTTACAGAAGAATTTGTATCTTTACGCGCTAAGAAGTTTGTAAACATTGGCGATAATTGGCTAAGATGACGGCAACCTACATAATGAACACAATAGACCGCTTTGACATTACACCAAAGCTAACGGTCAGAAACATACAAAAGGCAGGGCGACCAGTCAACCAGATAATCATTACCGATAACGGTTCAACAGACGAAAGGATAAAACGATGGGCAGGTACATTCGCACACAAATTTATTCCGAATCCAAAGAATATTGGAAACCCTCAAGCCTTAAACAATGCGCTAGACATCGCAACTGGCGACATTATAGTAATCGCAGGGAACGACATAGAACTACCTTCTAATTGGCTGAATGACGCTATCAAGTGTCTAAATAAAGAAGTAGGTTTGGTTGGTTTTAATTGGAGGGGCAACCACGCTAAATGTAAAAAGACCCAAGTACACGGGCTGAATGTTCCTGTAAAGGGTTCTAGCGTATTCGGTACGTGGGTGATGACAAAACAAACCTTTAAGAAGATAGGCCACTTAAACGAGTTTTCAAAATACGGCCTTTGGGATTCAGCATACAATAAAAGATGCGAGGACGCTGGACTGATTAACGGATATGTGATAGGTAGAGATTCAATCCACGTAGCGAACGATATGGACACATCCAGCGACTACCGCAAGATGAAGGATAGGGAACTAAAGAAGGCAAAGAAAGGCTTTAGCGAATACGAGAAGGGGCGGCCAGATAACTTTTACTTAGCCAATGGGTAGGCACAAGAACATAACGCCAAAAGAGTTTCTTGCGCTTTGGGATGAGTACAAAACAACCATCGACAGCAACCCTGACCAGATTCAAAAGGCAACCAATAAAGGGGTGCAAACAGAAGCGGTTAAGAAGCCATATTTAAGACAAGGGTTTGAGGCTTATGTTTACCGAAAAAGAGGCTTTCACATCCACCAATACATTGACAACTATCAAGATGCGTATGCGGATTTCTTGGGAGTCGTAACGTGTGCGCGTAAAGAATGGGAAGATGACCAGATAGGCGGGACGATGACGGGTCGATATAAAGCACAGAATCTAACCGCAAGAATCAACGGGTTAACCGACAAGAGCGAAAGTAATGTAAAGGTGGACGGCCCAATATTCAAAGGAATAGATTTAGATGTTCCAAAAGACAACAGCACAGGCGAAGATAGCTAGACTTCGCAAGCGTGTCAGAATAGTACAGGGCGGGACAAGTTCAAGTAAGACGTATTCAATACTCCCGTTGCTTCAAACCTATGCGGCTAACGTTCCGAGGTCTGAAATATCAATCGTATCTGAATCAATCCCACACCTTCGCAGGGGTGCAATGCGTGACTTTATCAAGATACTTCAAGAGACAGGCGAATACGTAGACGCATATTGGAACAGGTCAACACTTACATACACATTCGCGAACGGGTCGTTTATTGAGTTCTTTAGCGCAGACCAAAGCGATAAGTTAAGAGGTGCTAGGCGTGACGTTCTATTTGTCAACGAGGCCAATAACGTAGACTGGCAAGCATACCATCAAATGGCTATCCGTACCCGTAAATTCATCTATATTGATTATAACCCTTCGGCAGAGTTTTGGGCGCACACCGAACTACAAAACAGCGAAGATTCAGATTTTCTAATACTAACATACAAAGACAATGAGGCACTTGAACCAGCGATCGTTAAAGAGATTGAACAGGCAAAGGACAAGGGGGCGACATCTTCATATTGGGCGAATTGGTGGAAGGTTTACGGGCTTGGTCAGGTCGGGTCGTTGCAGGGTGTGGTATACGATAATTGGGAGCAGTGTGATACGATGCCAGAAGGATACAAGTGGCAAGTATTCGGGATGGATTTTGGATTCACTAATGACCCCACAGCCGTTGTGGATGTCAGATTTTATAACGGTAAGATATGGGTTGATGAGTTGTTGTACGAGACTGGCCTCACGAGTTCCGACATATCAACTCGACTTGACAAATTAAAGAATATTGAAACAGTCGCAGACTCAGCCGACCCGAAAACCATTGAAGAACTAAGGCGAAGGGGTCACGCAATTAGAGCCTGTCAGAAAGGGGCTGATTCAATTCGGGCGGGTATCGATTTAATTCAGGGCTATGATTTGCGAATAACAAAAAGAAGCGTTAACCTTGTAAAAGAATTACGGGGTTACACTTGGGACACCGACAAGGCGGGTACTAAATTAAACAAGCCTATCGACCGTTTAAATCACGGGCTAGACGCTCTGAGATATGCCGTAATGACTAAGTTAAGACGAACAGGCAATTACGATATAAGATGAAAGCGAACGAGTTAAGGGTTGGTAATTGGGTTGTAATTCCAACCTACACCACACCACACGAAGTGCAATCAATCAGATGGGACGGGATAGGCGAGGGTGTGGATAAGGCTGGCGATTTATGTTGTGAATACGACTGGGTTGATATTGAGCCAATCCCACTGACCGAGGAATGGTTAAAGCGTTTCGGGTTTTGGCAAACAGGGCCGTCCATATTTGAGTCTAATAAATTTAACAACCATGAATGGTTAGAGTTAGATCGTGACGATGGTTTTAATGTATTTTACAGACAAAATAATTTGGGGGCTGGTGAAGATGTTGTCTTGTTGGGTAACCCGCTAAAACACGTCCACCAACTTCAAAACCTTTATTTCGCACTAACAGGAGATGAACTACAATGCAAGTAGCATACATTCAAAGCACATCAAAAGGCGTTGACTATCACAGGTTAACGAAGCCGTTATCTTTAAGCGTGCATGAAGTCACGGCCTATAATACTATCCCACTTGATAAGGTGGACGAAGTAGAGGTGGACGTTCTAGTCTTTAATCGCGCAATGATTGAGCCCGAACAGCTAGAGATCCTACAAAGATTCAGGGCGAAAGGGACTAAGATAATAGTTGACGTAGATGATTATTGGGTATTACCACAGCACCACCTAGCCTACAGCTTCTACAAGGACGGCTTCGCGGCTAAAGTTGTCGAGGCGCTTATCTTCGCTGATGAAGTATGGACTACACATGGCAAACTAGCAGCAAAGTGTGAGAAGTACAACACTAGAGTAAAGGTCTATCCCAACGCTATTGACCCGAACGAACCACAATGGACACCATACAAAACGAAGTCCGACCAATTACGTATTGGCTTTGTAGGGGGTGTTACCCATGAAAGGGACTTAGCACTAACGGCAGACGCATTTAGAATTGCACACGATACTATGAATATCGAGGCTGTCCTATGTGGGTACAACAACGAAGCAAAAGACATATTTAATATCTACAACTACTTTATGTCGGGGCGCTACGACCTTGGAACAGATACGCGGGTAATAGGTGAGCTAGACCAACATAACTATGGGGCGTTTTACGATGAGTTCGATGTGGCTATTGCGCCATTAGAAGAAAACGAGTTTAATATACATAAGAGCAACCTAAAGATTATCGAGGCGGGGATGAAGGCCACCCCGATAATCGTTAGCCATACACACCCATACGTTGACGATCACCCCGCTATCTTTAAAACGAACAATTGGCGTAAGGCGTTTCAGAAGGTCAATAGACTAGGAAAGGATAGACTTCAAGAATTAGGCTTATCTTTGCGGGACTACGTATTAGATAATTACGATTTGAATAACCATTTAAGAAAGCTATGACGGTTAACTTACCTAAAGACTGGAGCGAAGTAACGCTTGAGCAGTACATTCAACTTCACGACCTGAACGAAATGGAAGGCGAAGAGGAAGAAAGGGCGGTAGCTATCCTCTCTGTAATGTCGGGGCTTAGTATTGAGGACTTGCGAGAGGTGAGAATATCAGACATTGGCCGAATGATAAGCAAGTTAGACTTCTTAAAAACACCCGCAACGGGTAAGATAAAGCGGTTCTGGCCTTTGACTTGGAATGGCTACAGGATAACTAAGACGGCAAAGGATCTAACAGCGGGGCAATACATAGACCTTAATTACTTCCTGACCAACGTTAAAGCGCCCAAGAACTTTCCAGACGTTATGGCTATACTTATGCAGCCTACGCGGTTTGGGTTCGTTAGAAAGAAAAAACCGCTTGAACATGGTGAAATTAGAGAAGCGGCTAAACAGATGCCAATGACGGTAGTAAAGCCACTAGCAGATTTTTTTTTGCAGGCTTACAGCAAATTAGAAGAGACTACAGTGGACTATTCCCTACAGAAGATGAAGGAGGAATTGAAGAAAGCGCAGGAGCAGATTCATTTAATGCAAGATACGGCTGGCTCCGAGTTGTCCACAACATATCTAACGGGGACAGAACCAAGTGGGACTACTTCCTGAACATGGGCGTGGTTGAGTTTCTTAACTACGTAGCATTTTCAAAAGAACTTCACAGGGTAGAAGAACACGAACGCAAGCAAAGAAAGGCTATTTAAGTACATGGCCTTTAGATTGAAAGAAGCGTTAGAAGGTGGGCTTAGATTGTATGCGGCCCGCTTATCTGAATCCCTTACGGAAAAGGGCGCGGTTGCGTCTGGTCGATTAGGTGAGTCTATAGAGATACGTGTACCAACAGCACGAAAAGGAAGCTACACGGCACAGGTTCTAATGAACGACTATTGGGAGTTTGTAGACCAAGGGCGAAGCGCGGGTAAGCGGCCACCTATGCAAAGTATAATTGATTGGCTTAAATACCCCGCTGTACAGGATAGATTCACATTCGGGCGTGAAGATAGGTTTAACAACAACGCGATTCAATCAATAGCCTTTAACATCGCTAAGAAGATAGGCGAACAAGGAACGAAGGGTAACAACTTCGCGACAGAAGTATTTGAAAGCCGTATTTCTCAAGACCTACAAGATAGGCTCGCAGACGCAATAGAGAACGATTTAGAAAATACTATTGATGAGATTGCACAGTTAATGAAAGAATAGTATATTTGTACTAGATGTGAGCGAATAAACACGCAAGAAGGTCGAGTAATGTCGGGGGTGTCTTTTGGTTCGCCCTGTTAACCACTTCATCTACAGCAAGGGTTATGGAGGTTTCACTTGCTTGCCCCGTTGTCTTTAAGGCTTCGGGGCTTTTTTATGCAAACAATTGTACTTAGTGGCTATTTAAGTACATGGCAATTATAATACAGTCAGAACCAGAGGAATACTCGTTAGCATACAACGACAATGTCTGGACATTTGACGCAATACCCACAAACAACACCCGTAGATTTATCGTTAACGTATACGAGGACGGAAACGTAGACCCGTTAGCAAGACTTACGGTTTACCCAACTAACCTCTATAATGGAACGGGTCAGGATGCGTTTGTTGATGTGTCAAAAATAGTGCAATCAAAGCTTTCGCACGACCTTACAATACCAACATCCACGCATTTAGGGTTTTTACTTAACACTAATAGCCACCTTGAATATGTGTTAGTTATAAATGAGGAATGGTTAAATCCAAGTGGGGGTTATGATACTATCACAATACACTTCACTAAGGTTAAAAGCGTTTGGAATGGAGTCCAGAATTTAGATGATTGGCTAGACTTCGACCACACCGACTACCTAATGACCACGGGTGTAGGTAGCCAAAGTCTACTAACTGACGGCCCTGTTGATACTGGCTTCGATGTAAGGTATAGGGATATAAACAGCGACCAGTCGGCATCTTTGTATTTCATAGGCTCAGAGGATAGCGCGCCTTCGGAGTATCAACTAAAGACCTACAGCGAACATGATGAAGGGGGTACACTATTGTCTACGATTCAAGTAGCTAACCCGTATTCTGCGTCTATGAGCGCGAATCCTTTGACACGATACATTCGTATTCCTGTAGGTACTTCGGATATTCCATTGATAGACCCTTCGCAATTCTCAAGCGGTAGCCCTTCAACGGTTCTAAATAATGTCAAAAGCTACTCGATAGAGCTACAGGATGGGGGGTTAAAGATAAGCCACAACGTTATTTACAACATAGACAAGAACTGTTCTAAATACACGCCTATTAGGTTGCATTGGATGAATAGGTTAGGAGGCTTTGACCACTTTAATTTTGAGTTAAAGAGCGAAAATAAAACAAGCGTAGACAGAAGGGATTACCGCCAACAGCACAGACGACTATCAACAACAGGATGGAAGTATAACAAGACCAGACGCGGACGAACTGAGTATGCTATTAAAACAACCAAAAGTATTAAGGTCAACACCCACTACTTAGATGATTTCAATAGTAAGTGGATGGAAAGCCTATTTACTTCGCCCGTTGTATATCAGGAGCTTAATAATGAACTGATAGCGGTTAACATTAACGGGCGATCCATAGACGAACAAACAAGCCTTAACAACAAGCTAAACCAATACACATTCGATATTGAGTATTCGTTACTAAATCACAGGCAGCGTGGTTGATATATTTGTAGAGGGTAGGAAGTTAGACGTATCGGACGAAATGGATTTTTCGTTTAACTACTCTATTGCTGACATCAGAAACCCCGACACCCGAAGCACTGAGTATACTAAGACCATCGAATGTCCCGCCACTCAGAACAACGACATACTGTTCGGCCATATTTACGACCTGAACATAAGCAACCCCCACAACCCGTCAATATCAAATATTGATGTAAACTTCAACCCCAATAAAAAGGCAGATGTAGAGGTTCTACATGATGGGGTTAGGGTAATGAAGGGTACTATTCAGCTACGAAGAATCAAGCAGGACGGCAACGCCACGACATACGAGGTTGTCTTTATTGGTCAATTGGTTAACATCTTCTCAGTATTAGGCGATAAGCAACTAAGCGGCAACGATGTCAACGGGGTAAACTACATTGACTTCTCAGACTTAGACCACGAATACACCCGCGCAAATCAGCACGCAAGCTGGGGCGCTACGGTTGGCGAAGGGTATGTTTATCCAATGATGGATTGGGGGAATAACGTGGTCTATCATCCTTCTGGAAATAGGATTTACTATGTAGAGGACTTTAGGCCCGCGCTGTACGCCAAAGAAATACTAGACAGGATCTTTGACTTTGCGGGATTTACTTATACTTCCAGCTTCCTTGATTCAAGTTTTTTCAAACGAATGATAATCCCAACGACTAAAAATATGGGGTTGTCTGCGGCACAAATTAACCAACGGTCTTTTAAGGCGGTCAAGGTTGAACACCAAAGAATGCACAGGCTAGAGACTCAATCACCTAGTACGGTGGGTAATGAAATGTACATGACCAATTGGGGGTACATGGCGCGGCTTTGCTTTGAAGATGATTTCAACCTAGGTTTTGATAACGACAACAACTGGAAGCAAACGTCTGTGTCTGGAAACCTACAGGGGGCATACGGTAATTATGAGGCGGTCAGTGTGCATAATCACAGGGTGGACAACTACCAATGTTCTGTCGATCTACGAATACAAAAAAACCACGCGTCAGTTCCGAGGGATATTTATACGGGGGACGTAAGGATAGTTAAAATAAAAGCCTCTGACGGATCTACTAACGTAATGTATTCATCTCCTTTTTACTTTGATGGTATTACGGCTTTATCGGTAGGTTCTACAGTGCTACAGACAGTGGTTGTTGAGGGTGAGATAGAGGTTGATGCTGGTGATGAGGTTTTTGTTGATATCGTTGCAGGCTCAACGACAGAGGGGTTTGCGTCAGACTTTAGAAACTACATATCATCCAGCGGTCTTTATTGGCTTGAGTTTAACTGCACGGGCGGCTATTTTCTTAATACACCTGTCCCCACAGAGATCTACGAGGGTGACACCACGGACATAGCTAACGGATTACCGAGTGCGTCAATGTCGGACTTTTTTATGTCGTTAGTTAAGATGTTCAATCTCTACGTGTTGCCTAATCCTGAAAAAGACAACGACCTGATAATTGAGACATACACAGACTTTTATGCGGGCGGTGGTGTCAAAGACTGGTCGCATAAATTAGACTACTCTAAAGATGTTGTTCTACAGCCACTAGCACTATTGACAGCGGGTGAGTATGAGTACACCTATACAGAGGATGGTGATTATTATAATGACCGATACCAAAGTAACCACAGTCATGTGCACGGTAGGCGGCTTTATTCGGTAGATAACGACTTCCTACAGAACAAACATACTACAGAGATAGTCTTTAGCCCTTCGCCTTTGGTTAACGATGGTAATTCAAATAGACTCATTCCAAAAATTTACGATTCAGACATTGAAGAGGGTGTCTCACCTACAGACGCGAACATTAGAATCTTATACTACGGTGGCAAGTTGCTTAGTAATTGGTGGACTCACGCCAGTAGGGTTCATAGTGATAACGTTCACTACAATTACCCCTATGCGGGACACTTGACGCACCCGATAACGCCAGCGCAAGACATACACTTCGGCCTTCCCCTAGAATTATTCTACGCGGAAAACGACAACACAGGCCCGATAAG